TTGTCGTCATCCTTGCCCATAGTCACTTGGCTTTCTTGACGGGGCCGCCCTTTTTGTAGGCGGGGGCATTCTTCGGGGGACGCTCTTTCCTGTACGTCGTATACATGGTATAGACGTCAGGCTTGGGAAACTCATTCTTGTATGAGGTTCCTCGGACTGCGGAGCCGGCTCCCTTAACTTTGGCCATTGGAACCTCAATCGTAGAAGTAGGTGATGCCGCAGCCTGAGCCGCCCGAAACCTTGACGAACATCGCCTCCTGGAACCTGATACCAGAACCCGGAATGAGGAGCGAGGTCGTGTCTGGGTTTCCGACAGTGGCTCGGTGAGGAAGCTCCAGCTGAAGGAGGAGCGAGCCCGTAGTCGAGGTGGCAGCCGAACCATCGTAGAAGAGGACTGTACCTGCGACGGCGCTATGGAGGTAGAGGGCCTTGAGTCGCGTAGGCCTTCCCACTACGACGGCAGAGACCGCAGTAGTAAAGGAGGACTTGACGTCTGTCCACATGGCTTAGGCCAGCGTGGTAAAGGCCGGGATCCGGTAGACGACGCCAGCAGCAGTCTTGAAGGTGAGGAAGGCTGCGGCAGTGACCGGGACTGAGACCGAGGCTGCCGTAAGCTGATTGAGAATCAGGGTGCCGTCCGTATCGATGCCGAAGTCTGCCGTAGAGGTACCGACCGAGGCGACGACGACGACCGGGAAGGCTTCACGAGTGAATCGGGACATGTTTATCTCCGTAAGTCTAGGATCGTACCCGCATGAGTTGGGAACACGTCCCCGATTCTGGCGCCGGGGTATCGATCAATTTTACCAAAAATGCAAGTAAAGTGCAAGATGTGAAAAGGGGGCCGAGAGTTTATCCCGACCCCCCTGACTAGACTGGGTTATGTTCAGGTAGCGCCAGACGAGCCGAAGAAGGAACGCCAGTCCGACCAGCCGAAGGCGTAACGTTCGCGGGCCTTGAAGCGGAGGTTGCCCGTATCGAAGTCCGGCTCCATCTTGGTCTGGAGCGGGATACGATTGAACATCTTGGTCCCGTTCGGTGCGTCAGTCTTGATGAACCACGCATTCGAGTCCGTGAAGCGGTGGTTGATGTGGTAGCCCGACGGGAGCATCGACATGTTCTTGAGGGCGTTGATGTCGTTGTCCGTCGTACCGACGCGGCCCGGGCTCTTGAGCAGGCGCTCTGCCACGAACTGGAGCTGCGGCGGGATGTGCAGGCTCATGCCCCGGGTCCCAATGAGGATGCCACGATCATCCTTGAAGAGGGAGATGTTGATGAGGGCATTTTCGAGGGCGGTCTCGGACAGGTCGACGGCAGTCGTATTGGAGAAGTTGCCCGCGCCAATCGTGGGGTGCGACGCCGAGAAGAGCGGAACACCATCGCCGCCCGGGTAGGCCGTGGCAAAGCCATTGTTGAAGACGTTGGCAGCCTTGACCTGCTTCGTGTTGGCCATTGCCCGGGCGAGAGCCTTGGCACGGACACGAGCGAAGGTGTCATAGAGGTTGTCCTCCATGGCCTCTTCGGTGATCGAGAAGGCCAGGGCGATGGTCTCCATGGTGTAGCGAGAGGTCCATGCTTCCTGGGCGTTGTCGTACTCGACGGCAGCACCCTCGTCCTTGACTGGGGCAGTGCCGAAGCCTGTGAAGAGGACTTCCTCTTCGAAGGCACGCTCTGAACTTTCGATCTCGAAGAGCGGGAGATGCTCGTCGTCGACCTGACCATACTCCACGCCGAAGACCGCATTGAGCCCCGGCAGAAGCTGTTTGGCAATATTTGCCCTGGTAATTGCAGCCATAGTTTATACTCCTTAGAAGGCCGAGGCCTGGGTATCGATGTGCTGAACGACGCGCACTTCGACAATGGGGAACGCATCCCCAAGTGCATTGTCCGGCGTGTCATAGATGGCGAGAAGTCGGACCATCTTGGTGGCCGTGGTCCGCGTCGATGCCTTGAGGACAGCCTGCGACTTGCCGAAGGTGGTATTGACACTGCCTACGGCCGAAAGTTCGAAGTTCAGGCCGAGGTCCGCAGCAGAGACCGTGGCGTCGGCCTGCACGATGAAGGTCGCGCGGGCATCGTCCACGACGTAGCAGTAGATGTTGCTGTCGTAGGACGAGGTGTTGGCCGGCAGGTAGTTGGACCACGTCGGGCGCTTCGTGACCGGGTCGACCCACTTGAAGCCCTTGGCCACTCCGAGGATGTAGTCCGTGGCTGCCGAGGCAATCCGGAGGTCGCCCCCGGGAATCTGCTTGATCGGGTCACCGTCCCCGCAATCCGAGGCACCGGCAGAAGCACCCCAGCGATACGTGTTGAGGGCACCAGAGTTGGGGCCACCACCGCGAATCCTGACAGGCTGAAGGCCGAAGGGCCGTTTCGTAGTCGTCATATCGTTTTCTCCTGGTGGCCCCAAGCCTTAGTCTAGTGTGGGTGTTCGGCCACCGGTAAACACCTTACTAGATGTCCCTCGATTCGAGATGGGGAGTGCCCTGTTGAGGTTCCGGTTCTCGGCAAGTTGCCTGTCGATGGCGTCTGCGAGTGCCCGGGTCCTCTGCTGCATTTGCCGCGTCCTCGACTCTGAAATTTCGAGGGGTAGCTTGCAGAGGGCGAGATCCCCGATGACGATGATGTTGCCGTGCTTCCCGTAGTCGAGGGAGGGTGCCTCGGGCCACTCTGGCACATCATCCTTTGGGATGAACTCGTAACCTTCGCGGAGGCGGGTCATGACGTTGACGGGGTCCGGCTTGCCCTCCAGCATGATGCGGACCCACCTAGTTCCAAAGCCCTCAGACTTGAGGCGCCTCGTCAGGGATTCCGGCACTGCCAGTTCGTTCGGCTCTTGCCATTCCCGCTTCCGGGCTGATTCTGCCCGCGTCGGATGTGTCATTAGCGTCTCCGTTTCACGTCAATTGTCACATAGTCGTTGCCCGCAGCCTGGATCTTTTCCGCGTACCGGGCGGCATCCTCCAAGGCTACCCCCAATTTCTTGGAGGTCGCGACGGTAGCCTCATCGAGGCGAATCCGCCGGGTGGGTGTCCTAGACCCTGCGACAACAGGATTGCGGGGTTCCTGCGCCCGAAGCCGTGGGATGTTCTCCACGATACGTCGATCTACTTCCTCGTAGAACTCGGCACTGGAGGGGTCGTACCCTTCAGCAATGAGTTGTTCCGAGACTCCCACAGCAGCCATTGTGGCTATGGGGTCCTTGCCCTCTCCTCGGCCAAACCAAGGATTCTTGGCCATCCACTCCTGGGTCGCCGGGGCCACATTGAGTTGGGGCGGGGCCTGCGGAGCCTGGACTTGGGCTGGGGCTGGGTCTGGGGCCTGTGTCCTGGAATTTTGGGATTTGTTCCAGGAGTCTAGGGCCTTGAGTTCCAGCTTGGCCTCGATGAGTTCGTGCTGGGCCTGGAGGAGGGCTTCCTTGTCGGCTGCCTCGTAGGCGTCTTGGAACCTCTTCTCTGCCGTCTTCAGTTTTGTGTCCAGGGACTGGGCATAGACTGAGATGGCCGAGTTTTCGGTACCTTTGGCCTGTTCGGCAACTCGGCGGGATTCGGCTTCGCGCTGTGCTGCGAGTGCCTCTGCCCGGGTCGCTCGATCTTCCAGTTCCTTCGCACGGGCGACGAGCTGGCGGATCCTCTTCTCGGCCCGCGATCCGTACTCTGGGGCGGGCTTGGGTTCCGGGACTTCCTCCTTGGGAGGTTCCGGACTTTCCGGGGGCGGAGTCTCCTTAACGTCGACCTCGACCCAGGGTTGGTTCTCTTCTGTCACAGTTGCGATCCTGCGTTACGCCAATCCAAGATACTTAAAATTTGAGGGATTGTCAATACCAAGTTGCTTAAAATTTTAGGTATTGGTCACTCGTTTATTCTTGCGGGATCTTGGATTACCGCAAGAACTTCGTCGTCGTTCAGGAGGAGGAACTTGACTCCCCCGTAGGAGAATTTGGCCCCTGAGTAGCGGGGGTAGAGGATGTAGTCGCCGACCTTGCACCAGGGTTCGCCCATGTCCTCTCGGCTGTAGGCTTTGGGGCCGAGGACCTTGACTTGGCCGACGCTCCGGATGAGGTCCATCGTCTCGATTGTCTGATCCGGGATGATAATACCCCCTTTGGTCTTAGGGGCATTGGGGATGGGCCGGACGAGGATGCGCCAGCCACGGACCTCGGGGAGGGGTTCTGGGTCCGGAATTTGGGGATCGGTCCACCAGGAAGAGTTACCGCTACTCTTCGGAGTCGGAAGCATCTACAATCTCCTGTAGAAGGTTGATTGCTTCCAACATACCAGCACTGTAGCCTACGTGCCACATATATTTTTCGTAAGAGTCGGCGCCGCCCTCAAGTAATTGGGTGGCTATTTGGCGACGCCGCTCTTCAATTGCCCTTTTGAAGTGGGTTAGCACTTGCCACCCTGGGCCTTCTTCACGGTGCCGCCCTTCATGTAGGTGCCAGATTCGTCACCCCGGAGAGTGGCCCTTTTGGCACGGGCGGAGAATTTCTCGGCAGATAACTTGGAGGGATCTCCCAATTTTCCGCCCTTAGCCTTCTTGATTGTGCGCATCATGTTTTTGTCCTCAGTAGATGGTGGCTTTCTTGAGACCTTTGACTTCGCAGCCCGCGCCTCGGACACTGCCGCCTCGGGCATATCCAGCAGGCTTTGGTGCCTTCGCGGGCATTCCTTTAGATTTGGAGGCCGCCTTAGATTGGGACGACGGCACGGCAGAGCGGCCCATACGTACACTGCCGCCCTTGGCAAATGCCGGAGTCCCGGGCGCCATCCCAGGAGTTGCCCCAGGTGCCCCTCCCGAGATTGCCCTTAAAGCTCCCATTGGGTCAGTGTTAGACGGTACGGGCCTGCCTTGGAACGTATCTCCCTGGAACCCCGTGGCACGAACAGCGGCAGCGAGATCTCCGGCTTGTCCTCCCGGTGGAGCCGTTCCAAGAGGCATCCCAGGCCCTGAGGGTATTGTCGGAAGCGGTGCTACTCCAGGTCTTGAAGGCATTGTCGGAAGCGGTGTCGCCCCAGGTCTCGTGTACGGTTGAGTAGGGCCGGCGAACCTGCCTCCTTCAACTGCCCCACGAGGTTCGTAGGGCATTGTCGGAGATCTTCCTGTCCCTGAAGATCCCCCTGTCCCCTGATTCACTTCTTCCAAGGTCTCGGGAACTTGAGCGCCGCCATAAGGCCTTGCCGGCATTGCTTGCCTTTCAGCTACTTGACGCGCCTGCTCTCGCGCTTGCTCCTGGGCGGCATATCGTGCTTGTTCCTGTGCCGAGATCACTGCTCCCGTGGGTGCCTGCCCCTGCGCGCTACGAGCCGCTGCCAGTTGCTGAACAGGTTGAGGTGCAGGCTGTCGCGGCAGTTCTCCCCCTGCGACAGGACCCCGCTGGGACGCAGTTTGTTGTTTGGCTTTTACAGAATCAATTAATTGCCGGGTCTGCGGAGGCAGAACTTTTTGACGTGCCTGCTCGATTGTGCCTCTCACTCGTGTAGCTTTCGCCGCCTGCCTTTCAGCTATTTGACGCGCCTGCTCCTGCGCCTGCCTCTGGGCTGCCTGTCGTGCTTGTTCCTGTGCCGGGCGCAATGCTGCCTGACGTGCCTGTTCCTGCGCCCGCGAGGCTGCAACTCGTTCCCCTGCTTCACGTCTTTGACTTTGCACCCAGGCGTCAGTTTCTTGTTTGGTTTTGGGCCTAGGGCGACCAGTCACTGTTGTCGTACGCATAACCATGATCCCAACCCTTCAATAGATGGTGGCTTTCTTGAGACCTCTGGTTTCACAGCCTGCACCCCGGACACTGCCGCCCTGAGCGTACTTGGCTGCGGGCTTCTTGCGGGTGACGCGGGGCTTCCCAGTAATGACGGCCCGGTCGGGGTTCTGTGCGTCACTGGGGCGGGGAGCCGGAGGAGGGGGAGGAGGGGGAACCATCTCACTCTCCTTCTTGCGGGCATCGTCGAAGCGGTCGAGGAAGTCCTGAACCCGCTGGGAGGGGCTGACTTCGCCACCTTCGGCATAGGCCGGGCCCTTTGCGCGCATGGCAGATTTGAGGAATTTGGACCGGGTGTCGGCCTTATTGAACTCTTTGGCGACCTTCATTGGGACTCCCACTTTCTTGGCAAAGACTGGATCATGAGCTGCGCCTGCCATCATGCGCGCCTGCGAGAAGGATTTACTGGGCACCGGTCTGTCTCCTTAAAGCTTGGACACTCTGAAGGGCTGCATTGCGCGTGGAGTCTGCGTCCTTCTGCTTAATCTTGAGGCCCTCGATGTAGCCCTTCTGGTCCTGGGACTGCTGACGCAAGTCGAGTTCCCGATTGCGGACTGCGAGTTGGGCCGCATTGTTGAGCATCTTGTCTTCGTGTTCCTTGGCCCTGAGTTGGAGTTCAGCCATCCCAAGTTGGACCGTGGGATCCTGTTGCATTTGTTGCATTTGCTGGAGTTGCATCTGGGCCTGGGCAACGTGCTGCTGGACGACCTGGGTGATGGCGAGGGCTTGAGCTTGGTCTCCTGTGGCGCCCGAGGCCTGGGCAAACTCGGCAAACTGAAGTAGGGTGTGTTCGCGCACATTGGCCTGGATGGCGGGGAGCATGGGACCGAAGACGGGGTTCTGGCCCACCTGGGGATCCTGGAGGATGGCCATCTTTGCCGAGATGTGGGCCTGATGATCTTGGCCCGGGAATGCCCGAATAGGCTTGCCCTGAGAGAGGACCATGAGATCTTCGAGCGGGGACAGGGGCTGCGGCTCCTGGGGCGGGGGAAGAATGGCCTCGACGTTCTCCACCTCCATGGCACTGTAGACGCGGCGATAGACCTCGTACAGGTTGTGGAGTTGCGGGGCCTGCCCTGCCATCTGGAGGAGGGTCGTGGCGCGCGTCAGCCTGTGGGCATTGGAGGGGGTGTTGGGGTCCGACGAGGGAACAATCTCGACGTCGGAACTGATGTCCTGAAGGAAAATTTCGGGCGGGGCACCCTGAATGGGGTAGGGGTAGGCCGAAAGGTAGTCTTTGTCGATGCGCCTGAGGATCTTGAATTCGTGCTTTTGGGCCGCGTGGATCCTCTTGTGGGTGGCCGCAAAGAACTTGGTCGAGGCTTCGAGGAGGGCGAGGGTCGTGCCGACAGGACCGTAGTTGGTCGAGTCCGAGATGACCTGCTCCGTGGTGTCTGCGAACTTCTGGCCTGCTGCCACAACCTTGTCGTGGAGGGCGAGGAGGGTCTGCGAAGGCTCCTTGTAGGGCAGGGGGAAGATGGCCTTGGAGACGTCCTGGAGGGTGGAATCGACGTCGCGCCACTCGCCCGGGGCAATGGGATCGTTAGAGCCGACGACCCGCATCGACTTAAGTTTGAAGCCGCCCTGAAGGTTTGCGAACATGCCAGAGTCGACGAGGGCCCTCATGGTCAGGGTGGCCGTCTTCGAGAGGGACCCTATGAGGTGGATGAGGCCCAGGCCGTAGAAGCCCATGGTCGGCACGTAGCGGTAGTGGACGAACCACTCAAGTTTCTTGCGGGCAGGGTCCTGGGGATTCCAATTTCGGCGGATTGCGAGGACCGTCCGCGACTTACTGTCTACGGTGACGATGTAGGGGAGTGCCCCGTCCTCTGTCTCTTTGAGGGAGTCAAACTGGAAGTAGCCATGGTACTCGTACAGTTCGTGGGCCCTGTAACCTGCCGGGGGAGTGACTCCCTGAAGTTCATCGACCTTGGCCGCGATCAGGCTGGGCTCGACTACCCCGGGGTCGCCCACCCGAGTATCCCTATAAATTTTGTTGGATACGTCGAGGGCTAGGTCTTCGGGCGAACGATGTATAATGTGGGTGTAGCGGGCCGCGCGCCTGAGGTCGGGGGCATTGTAGGAGACGACGAACTGGTCTGCCGAGATGTAATCTGATACGGGCCGTCCCAGCGCTGAGTCAAAGTAGAGTTTTCTGAAGCAACTTCCAACCAGAGGCAGAGCGAAGAGGAGTCGTTCGGTCTCATCGAAGTACTCCACCATATCTTCTGTAATCTGCCAATTCATGAATTCTTTGAGGCGTGCGGCCGCAGCATCCTTCTCGGGACTCGGGGCACCCCATGTGCGCGTGCGGACGGGGCCTGCTGCCGGGAAGAGTTCCTGGACTGCCTTGCTCTGGAACTTGACGACGTTCTCGATTAGGAGTGGGTGGTTGGCCGTGCATGCTCCTTCGAAGGGTTCGGACGCCTCTTCAATCTTGAGGCCAAGTTCTTCCATACCTTTGACGATGAGATTTTCCCACTCACTACGGGAATCAAGATCATCCCGCACGTCGTCACATATTTTGCTGCCCACGCGAGATAGGTCCGAGTCGTCCAGATACTCAGCAAGATTAGCGTAGTGATCTGTGATATCGACACGAGTTTCGTCCTCCCCAAATTCCACGTCGACAGAGCCATCGTCCAGTTCGACAATGACTGATTTTAGGCCGAGGGGTGTCGGGGGATTTGCATTTTCGATCATTAGGGTATCCTACCAGATAACGGGAGTTACATCAAGTACGCCAGTAAGTCTTGCGGCGACGGACTGGGGCCTCGTCCATGACTATGGAGTCGTCCTGGTTGTAGAGGGAGTAGGAGTCTCGGAGGTAGAGGAGGGCCAGGGTCATCGTATCCACTTGGTCGTCATTCTTGCCCCGGGGAAAGGCGAGGGCCTCTTCTGCCAGATCGTAGGCGAACTCGGCCCCTTCGGGCAGCCAGACCCGGCCCGAAACAAAGAAGCGGAGGATGGCATGTACCCTGGATACTTTGTCTTGGCCCTTGCCCGGGATGTAAGGGACGACGGGGAGCCCTGCCCTCTGGAGGTCTGGCAGGAGGACTTCGCCCGAGGCTTTCTTCTCGATGATGATGCGGTCCGGACTATACTTGCGGGCGAGGGCCCTGGCATTTTCGAGGAGTTCCGGGTACTCCCAGCGGCCCCGCCTATTGGCCAGGAGGATGGCATTGGGGACGTTGAACTCCTTGCCCCTGGAGTCGTAAAGATGCCCCAGACCTGGAGGACCGAATAGTCGTTGCTCTCTCGGCGCCCAAAGGCAGTGTCTGCGGCCATAAGGATTGCATCGCATTCGGGCAGGGTCTTGCCTTCGGGCCACCACTGGATCTGCTCCACCTTGATGAGGTTGCCTTCTGCGGCAGTGGGCTCCTGCTGGTAGAGGGCATTCCACTGACTGCGGGGCATCGTGGGGTCGTCCCGCAGCTTTTCGAGGTAGTCGCGGGGCCACCGTTCAGGCCAGTAGGATTCCCCTGTCTCTCCGAGGGCTGGGATACTGAGGACCTTCCACTGTTCTGCCTTGGGATCCCGCTCCTGGGCCGCGAGGAGCCAGCCTGCAAGGTCTTCCTGGTGCCACCTCGTCGTAATGATGAGGATGCGCCCGTCAGGCTGGAGTCGACTTCTTAGGCCCCCTGGCCACCAATTCTTGACAAATTCGCGCGATGCCTTGGACATGGCATCTTGCTCTGAGAGGGGGTCATCAATAATGGCCAGATTAGCGCCGCGACCCGCAATGCCCGCAGTAATGCCTGCCGCAACGTAGACCCCGCCCTGCTCAGTGTTCCACCTGTTCGTGGCGCGGGAGTCGGTCCTGACCCTCGTGGGGAAGATTTGGGCGTAGTCTTCGGACTGGAGGAGGTTGCGTGTGTCTCGTCCGAAGGCATTGGCCAGTTCCTGGGCATAGGACACCCCCATGATTTGCCAGGAGGGGTGGCGGCCTAAGACCCACGAGGGGAAGAGGACCGACCCATTGAGGCTCTTCATGGAGCGCGGGGGCATAAAGATCATGGCGCGGGCACGAGGAGTCTCGTCCACCCACTGAAGGAGGTCTGCTATCTTTCGGAGGTGGTCCCCGTCTATGAAGCCTTCGGGCAGAATCCAGGGGGCCGCAAGTTGCATGTAGGCGTAGTAGGAGGTGCGGGCCTTGGACTCTGCCAGTAGCTTTAGTTGCTGAAGGAGGAGGATGTCACTCAAGTTTGACTCCGGCAATCTTGGCTAGGCGCTGGACTTCTGCGATGCGGCCTGCCGAGTCTTCGGGCATCTTGGCCGTGACCGAGAGGACTGCCTTTTGGTCGACGAAGTAGCCGAGGGCCTTTCCGAGGAGTTCTGCTGCCCTATTGGCGCCAGAGTAGTCCCCGTCCGACATGGCCTTCTGGTAGGTGTCCTTGAGCATGTCCAGGTAGATGTCACGAGAGAATTGGGCGTTGGCCTCGTCTCGGCGCCGCATCTCGTCCAATTTCTTTTGGATGACTGGGCGTTCGAGCCATTTGCGGGCAAGGCTTTCGGGGCGCTCTCCCTCATAGCCTGCTGCCCGGGCACAGTCTGCGAGGGAACTGCCTGCCATGAACTCCTTGACGAATACGTGTTCTTCGGGCTTGAGTACTCGATTGGGACGCCGGACCTGCCTCTTGGTGATTGCTGCCCGCTTCTTGGCTTCGGCCATGAGTTCCGGATCTATGACTTGGTTCATGCCACGCTCACAAGGAATATGTTCTTGAGGTAGGAGTCGAGGCGCCTGAGTTCGAGGGCCATCCGTCCCGTGCCACCTTCGCGGCCATTGGTGCGCCACTCGATGCCACACTTCCTAAGGTCTTCGGACAATCTTATCACCCTATTCCTCAATTGCAAGCTATTTGTGGGCCAACTGTTGGAAAGGTCATTGTGGCCCAGATCCTTGAGGAGTTGTGCCCAGGTTCCGTGCCACACCTCCTTGTCCTCCATGAACTTGATGAGGGCCTGTGCCACCTCACTGTGTTCGACGAAGTGGGACGAGGCTTCCATCTTGTTGCGAGAGTAGGCCTGAAGGAACTTGTCCCCGTCTTGACCTAGACCTGCGTATGCCCAGCGTGCAAAGTTGGCCATGCGGGGCGCATTGTTAAGTTTGACTTCGGGGAAGCGGGCCTGGGCTACTGCCACGCAATCGAAGAGGGCCCCAAGGATGTCGGGCAGGTCTCGGTCCACGCCTTGCCAGAAGGTGTCATCGTCGATGCGCATGGCCTCCTTGATCGCGGGCAGCTCAATGTTGATGCTGCGTGAGACGAGGTCTTCGCGCTCTGCAAAGGAGGGGATACCATTGAGGACAATGGGCCTGCATGCTGTAAAGGCGGCCTCCGTAGTGTCCGTGTAGAGGGCGCGTCCCCCGAGGGCCCCTGTCCCCGTCGAGATGCGGCAGAAGGAGTCACTCAGGTTATTTTTGAGGAAGGACATGTTGTCGAAGGCGAGAACGTAGGAGTTCTTGACTGCGGCCACGAGGTCCCTGTTATTGTCGAGGGGTTCGCGCATGTCGAGAGCGTGGGGATCTATGAGCTTGCGGAGGAGCCTCGTCGTCGTACTTTTGGCCGAACCCTGCTCCCCATTAATGATGAGGATGGGGTAGGGTCCCCCGGGCTTGAGGGCGCCTATGAGCCATGCCGCGAGGAGGTAGATGTCGTCCCCTTTCGTCCTGATGTGGCGTCCGAGGATCTCTACGAGGTTGCCTCCTGCCCCTGGGCGGACTTGGGCGAGCATGCCCCCGGGCCTATAGAAGTGGGGCGTGTCTCCTGTCGCGCGGGTGATGACCCAGCGGCCCCCAATCCACTTGACCATGTCGTGGGTGTCGTCCCCGAGGTCGTACCAGACGGTCTTTGAGTCTCCTCCGAGGCGCACATTGGCCTCGAAAGTGCGACCACGGGCAATGGCGATGCCGATGGCCCAGGCTCGGACCTCGTCGACGGCCCGTGCAGAGAGCATTTTGCCTGGAGCGTCCTGGGCACATATGAGGTAGAGCATGCCGACGAAGCCTTCGGACCTGACTGCCACTGTGTAGCGCCGGGCATCGACCCACAGGTCTACGAAGACGTCGCCATTGGGGGTTTTCCACGGCTTTAGGCGGTCCTGGACCAACCTGAAGAGGCCCGCAGGCCCAATAATGGTGGAATCTTTCGTCTCTTCGGTCATTATTCCTCCTGTGCACGAAGCAGGCAGACAATAGCCTATGGGGAGAGGGGGCGCAACCCCATAATACCCCTACAATTTGTGGGGTCAGAGCGGCCCAGGGACCCTAATTGTTGAGCCTCGGCTTGACATTCCCCAAAATACCCTGTATTGTGTGGTAAAATGCCCGGCCTACACCCCAAATTCATAAAGGATGAGTGTTGCGTCACATAGGAGGAGGGGATTTGTGAAGGTGTGAAGGTTGTGAAGGCAAATTTCAAACTTTTACACGCCACCCCTATACCCCTCCCCCATGTAAAAAGTTGAAAAATGCCTTCACAACCTTCACAAATCCAAATTTACCCCCAAAATCAAGGACTTAGTTCTGTGAAGAGGGCCAAATCTCTCTTCAGTCCCTTCACAAAATCCCCCAAATTTCACCCCAAATGACGTTTCTCGTGTCACGTATGCTGCACCCACGTCACATATGACGCAGGGGGTGGGATTTTAGACCCAAATTTGTGAAGGTTGCCCCCAAAAATGTGAGGTGGGGAGGACGATCCCTTTACCCACAAATCACATAGGATGAGTCTCGCTTCATGTAGGATCGGGGGAGGGTGCCAGTTGTAGGGGAAATGGGGAACCAAGTCAACCCAAATTTGGGGTCAGGGGTAGTCTTGTTCTGCCATCATGGCCACCAAGTCCCTGAACGAGACCGAGGGAGCCCAGCCCAATCCCCTAATCTTTGCGGGGTTACCCAGGAGGTGGTGTACTTCGGCAGGCCTAAAGAATTTGGGGTTGATCTTG